CGTGAGGGGCTCCCGGCGCAGTGCAGTTCATCCTTCCACCTATGGTGGTCCTCCCCTTCCCGGGGAGGGTCATTGTTGGTGGATGATTAGGGGGTTAACCCCCCTAGGACCGAAAGGAGCTCGCAGTCCGTGTCTTCCAAAAAGAGGCGTAGTATCCCCTATGGGGGTCCTACTAAAGCCCTAGGACGCCTTGAAGTTAGGAGAAAGAGTGACGGCTCTGCCGTCACCCCAATTCCTAACCCTTGGCGTACCTGGAGCGATCCTCTCTTTTGGGAGAGGCTTCAGGGGACTCAGGAGACTGAGTCCGAGAACCACAAAGCCTTCTTTGACGAAAGTCATGAAGGTGATGTGGGAGGCAATTTCACCACGTCCAAGCAGTGGGCAGAATCTCCTAAACAGAGACCTGTTACCATTGTATGGCCGTGGGAAGACGGAGACTTCTATTATGGAAGCTCCGGTAGGGAAAGCAGGTACACATATAGTGGACCATTGCTTATCCCGTGGAACCATAGCTGGACGTTCCCTCCGTATGCCAGTTCGAGTGATATCGAACTGAATTACTGGGGGACGAAGGCTATTGCTCTCACTGCCCCAACGAATCCAGTGGCGAATGCGTCTGTCGCCCTACTCGAGACCCTTAAGGATGGCCTACCTCACAAGATAGGCTCGTCCCTGTGGGAAAAGAGAACGTTACACGCAAAAGATGCGGGTGACGAATATCTTAACCTCGAGTTCGGATGGAAACCCTTAGTCAATGATCTCACTGATTTTGCTAGTGGGATCATACGTTTCGACAAGCTGTATTCACAGCTTATGCGAGACAATGGCAAGGGTGTCCGTCGGAGGATGTCGTTTTCTCCTGAAGCAAACACAACTGATACCACTATGATAGAACAGACGTTTATGGGAGGGCCGAGTTTCGTGGCTCTCCAGTTCTGTTATAATAATGGTCAGTTGGTCCCTGGACATTACGGGCGAGTGATCCGTAGTCGTGAGACTACAGTCCGTCGCTGGTTTAGTGGTTCGTTCACCTACCATCTTCCGAGTAACTTTGTTACTCCGAAATATGGGGGGGTTCTAACCAAGGCGAGATCTGTTTTAGGTCTCGACCTCACACCAGAGACGGTTTGGTCAATCGCACCGTGGAGCTGGGCCACTGATTGGTTTTCAAGCGCTGGCGATATAATACATAACGCCGACGCAATGAGCCAATATGGTCTTGTGTTGAAGTATGGGTATATCATGGAACATTCAATTGTCCGTGACACCTATACTTTTATCGGGGACACCGGCCTTAGGGCCGGTATCACCTATTACGGTGGTCCTCCTTCTATTGTGTTAACTTCCGAAAGGAAGTTAAGAAGGAAGGCCACACCCTTTGGGTTCGGCGTAAATCTGAGTAGTCTAAACAACACTCAGAAAGCCATTATCGCGGCGCTCGGTTTAAGCCGAGCGTAACGATAGATAGCAGTACTGTGCCAAACGTCAATGGGGTCCAAGACCTGGACCCTAGGAGTGATGCCTATGGCTTTTTCCGATCCACAATCTGTCACTATTAGTGGGACGACAATCCCCCTTCCGAGAACCTTTTCGGAGGGGAATGAGTCGGCCTATACTTCTAGTGACGGACTGGTGAAGCTTTCCGTAAACCATGCCCTGGTCAAACAGGGTAGGGCACGCAGATTGCTTCGGATCGACCACTCGAAGTTGACTTCGGACCCGTTTAAGTCATCGGAAAACGTGAAGGTTAACATGGCATGTTATGTCGTGTTTGACCTTCCGCCCGCTGGCTATACGATTACGGAGTCACTCGCAGTTTACACCGGTTTCAAAACCGCGTTCTCTGCGACTTCGGATGCGCTGATCACCAAACTACTTGGTGGTGAGTCGTAGCGAGCATCAGCAGGGAGAACTACTACCGAGAGAGGAGAAGCCTAGTCGTAAGACGAAGCTTTCTTTTCTCAAGGATATAGTAGAAATCTCTGCTGGTGGCCATGGCGGTTCGGAGGAATCCAACGAACTGGACATACACTTGAGGGTAAGTTATAAAACCCTCGTATTTCTGTGTGTGACCTTCGCTGTTTCCCAAAGAGCCGTCGATGCTATCTTTTAGTAGGTCCCGGAAGGGATACCTACTGCGAGCATGCATAGGCTTCTACTCGAAAGAGTAGTCACTCGGTGGTACCTATGAAAAGTGTCCCTTCCTTCCACTTAGAGGAACCTTGGAGTTAACATGTCTGATCATCCCGAGTTGGACGAGCTGGAGATATGCCGTATGGCTATCTTCGCTTATCTTCCTTGGAATGAACCGGTGGAATATATCAGTGACTGGCTGAGAGGCCAGTTTCCTGATATTCCGCCACAGGCGTTGTTATCTCTTCAGGAACTTCACGTGAGCGATAAAATCGTCACGGAATGGAGGAAGGATTTCATAGAGATGGTAGAGTTTCTCTACTGTTTCTCATAGGCGTAAAGGACATAGGCTATGGATCTAGTTACCCCCTATTAAAGGAGGGCTAGTGAAAAGCCTGATGTCACTCTGGTCCCGATTAGCGGAGGAATCCGCTGATCAATGCTGCACTAGCGCCACTCGCGATATTAATACCGTCGCGAGTCGATTTGAACACGAGGGGTTATCGTTTTTAACGATAACCTTACCCTCCTTTGGAAAGGCCATCCAAAAATGGCTTGACCAAGGAGAGGTAGGTATCCACTCCTCTTTCGTAACAGAAAGAGGAGGAAGTCTCCCCCGATTTCTCGGAGGTTTCTTCACCCGTGTGTTCGATCGGAATAGTGGCAAGTTACTCGATAATCCCTGCATCGATTCAATTAAAGCCTTACGCCAACTAACGTTGGGGTTCGGCAAGATGCAGTTACCTTGCTCCCAAGCAAGGAATTCCGCAGCAGTGCGGAATTACATCGAGTGTGAGCTGGATGTCCGTGAGTTCGATAGTAATCTCTCTGAAGTAACTCTCAGGGAGTTTACAGATATGTCGAACTTGCTGTTTGGTAAACTGTTTACCAAGATAGATAGAGATATCTATTACGGTAGAACAGTCCCTAAGCATGGTCCAGGGTCAACTGCCGATCGTATTTCTGGAAATCAGAAATACAATCAAGCAGTCTGGACTACACGTCTCGATTCCATCTTTCCGATGGGCGAGTACCTTCTCCCTAGCTGGAGTTATTATTCCCAGCTTGAGAAGGTTGATATCCACGAACCTGGTTCTGAGGTACCCGTTAAGGTTACCTTAGTTCCTAAAACGCTGAAGACACCTCGAGTTATTGCTATGGAGCCTACCTGTATGCAGTATATGCAGCAGGCTGTGCTCCGTACTTTTCTCGAGCACTTCTATAAGGATGACTTCCTTAAGAAAGTTATCGGATTCGATGACCAGGAGCCTAATCGGCAAATGGCCTATCAAGGTTCTCTAGACCAGAGAACCGCAACGCTCGATTTGAGCGATGCTTCCGATAGAGTGTCTAATCAGCTCGTCCGTTCCATGTTTAATCGGTGGCCCCATTTGAAAGGGGCCGTCGAGGCAACTAGGTCCAGACGGGCAGAACTTCCATCAGGCGAAGTAATTCGCTTGTCGAAGTTCGCGTCTATGGGTTCAGCACTTTGCTTTCCGATAGAAGCAATGGTTTTTACTACCATGATCTTCGTCGGGATTCAGAGATCGCTTAACAAGCCCCTAGGTCGGAAGGACCTTTTTGGTTTTTCCGATTCGGTGCGAGTCTTTGGGGACGATCTAATTGTCCCTACGGACCACGTGCGTTCCGTTGTACAGACGCTTGAGCATTTCGGTGCTCGAGTTGGTCTGGATAAGTCTTTCTGGACTGGAAAGTTCAGAGAGTCTTGTGGCCGTGAGTACTTTAATGGGCACGACGTAAGTATTACGCGTGTCCGGCAAGTGTTCCCGGAACAACGGAGTAACGCTACTGAGGTAGTCTCGGCTGTGAGTCTCCGGAACCAACTCTTTATGAGTGGTTATTGGCAGACTTGCAAATGGCTGGATGTTAAGCTTGAGAGGATTCTCAAGCATTTTCCAGCTGTTTTGCCGGACTCCCCTGTATTGGGCAGGG